CAAAAAATACATTTGACATTTAACATAAACTATACTCTCCCCTGACCAACATATTCTTTATAAGTTTTATTCTTATTAACACGCTTAGTATGTCTGCCTCTTCTTTTCTTAGGCGACTTTCTTATATGTTTCCCTTCAAGGTTTTTTTTTGCCATTCTTTTTCTTTAATTTAATTTTAACATTAGATCCTTGCTGCGATAGTAAAGATACTTTCTTACTGTACATTTGACCAGACGCAGTCATGATCTGATTACTCATCTTGCTAATGGATTAGATGAGCTTGCTCTAAGTTCTTTCATTTGAACTTTTAATAATTCAATTTCTTTTTGTGCAATGGCTAAGTCTTGTTTAATCTGACCAGCTTTTGCAGGATCAATGCTGTCAATCTTTGACATGATCTCTCCATACTTAATAAAGCCACCACCAATAGTACCAATGATTGCAACTGTAGCTATAATTTCTTTAAGATTGTTTTTAATTTTATCAAACATATTATCCTCTTATTCTTCTTAATTGTTCTAGTTGAATGATCAACTCATTCTGTTCATCTTCTATATCTTTTAGTATTTTTTGTCTAGCAACTAAAGGATCTTTGTTTATGTAATTGTTTAGATTAACATTAATATACACAGCCTGTTGTTCTATATTAAACTGCATAAAGAAATCAGGATTAGGTACACCTGCCATTTGCCTTTGAACATAGAATGGTTTAGATTCATACACAGTTAAACTAGGCTGATTAACTTTCAATGCGTCAATCTTTATCTCTTGTACTGATTTCACTTTTACTTCTGCTATCTTTACTTCCGTTCCTACTTTATTATCTGTTAGTTTTGTTTTTACTTCCTGTTGTGTACTTGTTGCAGTTTGTTTTTCTTCAGTTACTGAAGTCTTGGTTTCCTTAGGAGTTTCTTTAGTTTCTTCCTTAGTAACTTCTTTAGTTGTTTCTTTAGCAGTTTCTTTTGGTTCTTCTTTAACTGTTTCTTTAGGAGATTCTTTTACTACTTCTTTAGGTGGTTCAATTACTTGCTCTATGATTTTCTTTTCTTCTACTGCTTGTTGAACAACTACTGGACTTTCTATTATCTCAACCACTGGAGATATAACAGGTGTCGCAATAGGAGTAATTACTGGTTCTATAAATTTAATCTCTTGAACTACTGGTGTTATGATTGGTGCAATAACAATAGGTGGAGTTGGATTAGTTATATAAGTTATACTTAGACTAGGATTCATTAAATCGGCAGCAGTATGATATGGAGAATTTGAAGATTCATAAAAAGAAAATTTACTTGTTATGCTATAATTATTTAGTATGTTTTTATCTACAACAGCTATGTTAGTGTAAGTATTATAATAGCTTGAAACATAAGGTATAATTTTATTTTGTGTTGTTACTCCACCATTACTATCTGTTAGTATTTGTGTCATAGTAACATTCTGATTTTGATTGCCAGACCAAAACCAAATATCTGCACCTTGTGTTGAAGTAAACCCTTCATTGATTTGTTCTTTAGATAAACCTGAATTTGTTAATGAGATTGTATTCTCAATAGACTTACCACTTACACCAGCAATAGTTTCATTGCCATGTGTAGATGATAAGTTAGTTCCACTCCAACCATTTATAGTTGTAAATACTTTTGGTGTTAAGTTTGTAGTTGTTGTTGTTTGTGAGTATGCTGTGCTAGAAAGAAATAAGAATAATAATATTTTATTTATACTCATCTTCAATCCAAGTGTATAAGGAATTGAGTAAGTAAACTGCTAGAAATATATATAGAGTTAAAATCATTTAATTTCTTTCTTTGCTTCATCTTCTTTACGCTTGTCTTCTATAATCTTTAATTTTTCTACATACAAATTATAATCTGGTCTTAGCTTATCATACTTTAACCACTGTGCAGTTGCGTCAGCACCGATCTTACCTTCAAAGGGACATGGTGTTCCTGAGTTCTCCATTGAATGAAACACTCTTGGATCTTGGCAGAGAATAGAAACTGCTGCAACCTTCATACCTAAATCATTTAATACTTTTGATAATTTAATTCTTTCGCAGTTCTCATCTCTTGTATAACTACCACCTGATATACCAACTCCAAATGTAGATACTCCACCAGAGTAACCAACTACACACAAGTCTTGAGAATAAGCAGACATAGATGGAGCTGTTGCCATTGATGCTACTCTTGTATCTCCTGAGTATGCGTTGTTAGTAGAATTAGTTGTAGTGTTTACAGATGAACCAGATTCATAAGTTGATGATGATGAAGATGTATAACCACCAGCGATTGAAGTGTTAGAACCTGAAGTATTGTTTTGTGTAGTTTGTGATGATGCAGATAAACTTAATGCAAAGATAAACACGATGAATAAATATATAAAATTCTTATTCAATGTTTATTCCTCTTTCGTTGTTGTAGATCTATTGGCGAGAGATTTTGCGATACTCTCCCCAGATCTTCCAACTACATACCCTCCCAAACCTATTTGTAATAATGTCCAGACATCGCCTGGTAACTCTATTGTGATTGCCGCACCAAAAAAGAACTTAACTATTGGACCAAGTATGTAGTTCCATATTAAAATAAATATAAGAACATACATTAATAGTGGTCGCCATGATGCAGTAAACCATCCTGCTTTTGCTTCAGCCTCTACGATAGACGCTGCTGCTTTTAATTCTTGTGTGCTTGATTGTAGTAATTGTGTTTGTAAATCTGCTTTTAACTTTGCTTGTAAATCTTTATCAGGTACTGATTTTTCTATTGTATTGAATAGTATCTTAGCAAGAGGTGCAACTGCTCCTAACATTTGTAACATTTAAAACTGACACTTTCTAACTAAGTTAGACAACTCTTCGCATCTGCTTGGTGTTTGTCTATACCATGCTGAGTTCATCATCTCTGCAGCAGCTCGTGTATAATCATATTCGTTTAAAGCTGCAAACATATTTTTGAACTTAGAAACACCAGTCTTTCCTAGTTGAAATACCATTTCAATGATAACACCTTTAACAAGCATAGGTAATGGTGATGTACCTACTAATTCTTCCATGCCTTGCTTAGCTTTATTAAAATCTTTATCAAATAATTCTTCTAATATATCTTTGTCATAGATAACACCTTCAACAAAATCATCATCTTCAGTAAGTAGATGACCATAGCCAATGGTAGCTTTACCTAATGAGTCAAGGTAAACCTTAGCTATGAAACCTTCATGTTTCTTTATGCGTGTCTTAACGTCTTCGTAATTCATTTGATTAATATCTTACCATCTTCATATACATAAACAATCTTTACATTCATAGTGGATTGTATTTTAGATGGAGATCTATTGATACGATCATTCTTTTTGTGTGCGTACTTAGTAGCTGACTTTCTGTAAGATACAGTCTTAACATCGTAGTTAGTATATTTTTTTGTCTTAGTATTAAATACAACAAGATCTATTGGACCAACACCACCTAGTGCTGTGAATACAATTAAGTTAGGATCTTTAGCAAAGTGTGCTTGTGCTAATGCTTCAGACACTAATCCTTTATCTGCCTTTGACAATATAAAACCCCTGTTGTTTATTTAACGAACTTTAGAATAGCAAGAACAGAACCTAGCAATGCACCTATGATTACAAGAAAAGCTATAACGCCTTTTCCTTTATTCATATCTGAGTGTAATTGTTTAACATCACCACGTAGTTCATCTATTGTTTTAATAAGTGTACTCATTCTTTCTGCACATAATTTCTCGTGAGCAGATAAACGAACTGAGGTAGCAGATGTAGCTGTTTTTTTTCTCTTCATACACAAGGTATAGTGGTTGTGGATAAAAAGTCAATTATAGATTGTGTTTGAAATAAGGGTGGCTATTCACCACCCCTATTGTATAGACTAATCTTCGTCTTCTTCTTCGTCTATATCAAGATCCTCATCTTCTGATTCATCATCATAAGAATCTTCTGGATTTATCTTTAGCTCAAGATCATCAAGGAGATCTTTAATCTCATAGATAATATCTTCAGCTGATTTAATTTTCTTTTTTGCCATGCTAACTCCTATTAGTTGGTTTGGCAAAAGCCAACTAGTGTTAATTGAATAATAAGTAAATAAAATTATTTTTTATAACTTATTGAATTATAAATATAATTTATTTTTTATTGTAGAACTGTTCTACACTTTTAGCATAATCTTTCCAAAATGTTTTAACATCTTCAAAAGCATCTGCATAAAACTTAGTCCAGTATTCTCTGAAAGATTTATAATCTAACATAGTATTCTCCATTGGTTAATGGAAACTATATATGTTGCAGTGCAA